TTTACAACGTCACTTGCAAGTGAAGATTGGGTTGCTATTTCACTTGCTTATATTAGTATTCAAGGTTTAGCTGATATTGCTACACAGTGGAGACACGGCAAGTGATTACGTTTCTAGCGCTAAAAAAGATATTAAAAAAAAGCTGGGTATGGCTGAAACATAATTGGTATGTTCCGGCAGTCATTATCTATACTCTCGTTTTGTGGCTTTTGTTTAGAAGAAAAGACGCTGCTTTTAAAGTGTTGGAAACAAGAAACAAAAGCTATAAAGACCAAATAGATGTGATTAACAAATCGCACGAAGAAGAACTAGAAAAGAGAAATAAAGTTATTGAAAAATATAATGATTTAATAACCAAGATAGAAGAAAAATATTCCGCAGATAGACAAGAACTAGACAACAAAAAACGCAAAGAAGTTAAAGATTTGGTGGAAAAATACCATGATGACCCTGATGCCTTAGCAAAATTAATAGCTGAGAAATACGGATTAAATTATGTTGAATAAAATTACAGCGGTAGTGCTAGTGCTCTTTATGTTGTTTCCTATGATGGCATTGGCTGACCCACCCGAACTACCTCCACAACCTAGAATAATGGGGATAGAACAAGGTCAGGAGGCTCCCTATGCTGGTGTGTTATTAAACTCAATTGCAGCTGCAAAGATTTTTGCAGAAGGCAACTTCTCTCAAACGGAATGTGATTTGAGAGTAAAATATGAAGTGGAAAAAGAAGCTGCTAGGCTTAATATGATTTTGGAAACCACTAGAGTTTCCATGGAAGCAATGGACAAAAGATACAGCTCTTTAATAGAAATTAAAGATAAAGAAATTGAACGCTTAAGCGAGATTTCTTCAAGCACAAATGATTGGAGCGCGCTTTGGTATGCTGGTGGTGTACTAACTGGCATTGGTTTGACTATTGCGATCGTGTATGCTGTAGAGGCAGGGAGATAATAAATTGGCAAATTTTAGTTTAGCTTCACTTTATAGAATTATTTTTACTAGGCTCACCAATGTATTAACTGCCGGCTCCAATGTAACTTTGACAACTTCGGAAGATGCGAATACTATAACTATTGCATCCACCGGAGGAGGCGGTGGAGGTTTAGACTGTGCTGCCTGCAGTGGCGATGATTTAACAATTGATGGGGATTTAACAGTAACCGGCGATAATATTACCATGAATACAAATACTTCTGGTTACATTTTGTTGGCTGGTGGTTCCAATTTTGCTCCATCTGCTCCAAGCTCTATAGGAGCAGATCTTGTGTCGGGTCAAGATGCAATAACTGTTGTGGCTCCTGCCGCCGATTATTTATTAATATGGGATGCAACAGATTCGGCTCTTAAGAAGGTGACATCTGTAAATTTAGGCATCGGCGGCAATGATCGAAATAATGTTGTAGCAATGGAAATATTTGGACGTTAGAGGTTAACAATGGCGAGTTATAGTAAAGAAAAATTAAGTGGAAGCACTAACGGAAAACAAATTAAAGTAACTGTTACTGTAGCCGGCAGCGCAATAACGATCCATACTGCACAATCAGGAACAACTTATTTTGATGAAGTGTGGATATATGCTACCAATAACGATCAAACTCCAGTGGAATTATCTATATTATATGGAGGAACTACTGATCCGGATGATTATATTAACATCACTATTCCTGCTGAATCCGGATTGACTTTGGTTGTGCCTGGTTTGATTTTGCAAAATTCATTAGTAGTTAAAGCGTTTGCAAACGTAGCCGATAAAATTTCATTAAGTGGTTTTGTTAACAGAGTGAGTGCGTAATTATGCCACGTAAAGAACGAATGGCTGGACACGGCCAAGTTTCAAACTTTGGCCCTGATAATCCTAAAAAATGGGAAACCTTTAACTCTTCTTCTATATCAGAGCTTGTTAATTGGATTGATTTTAGCGATCCGGATTATATCACTACGGCTACTGTCTCGCCTGGCAATCCTTTAGCCTATTACAACATGGAAGAGGGAGGTTCTGGCACAACCTTAACCGACCGTTCGCCCGCAGGGAATTCCCTAAACGGCGTAATCAGCAATGGCACGTGGAATAGCACGTATAAAAAATCTGGAACTTATTCATTAGAATTTAATGGTTCTAGCACGTCTGTCGAAATAGACGAACTTTGCGATGATATGGTCAGCACTGCTTGGTCTGTCTTTGCATGGGTTCGCACAGAAGGCGCAGGCGAAACAGCTTTTAAAGTGATATTTGCTATTAATGATTCTGGTGGTGGCAATCGATTTCTTTTTGTTATGAAGGATGGTAAAGCTAAAATATATGATACCGACTATCGCGGATACAATTGGCATGTTTCTATAAACGATGAAGAATGGCATCATGTCGGGGTAGTTTATGACGGTCCTGCTGGTGGATATGGAGATATATATAGAATATATGTAGATGGTGTGATGGATTCTACATATGAAGGCGGTCAGGTGGTAGTAGATGCTACTGATAAATTTACCCTCGGTGCTGAATATGATGGCGGTTCATTAAGTGATTTTTGGGATGGATACATGGATGATGTTGTGGTATATGATTCCGCCATTACATCAGAACAGGTGAAGGAACTATATAATGGTGGAGCCACCCCTCCGGATTTAACATCAGCTGATGAACAACTTACCGCTGATACAGTAGTATTGCAAGCTACATGCAAGGTTACAGATCGTAACTGGGGTCCTTTACGCAGCGTAAAAGTGATTGCGCCGTCATGGCAATTAATCAATGGCAAGAAAGCGGCAAAGTTTATGAGGGGCGAATACTTAACTGGCACTTTAGTAGCATATGGTAGTTCTGTCTCGCAACCAAACACTGTGCTTATGGCTATAGAATTAGCTAATACTGGCTCCACTTATGACATGGTATGGGAATTTGTGTGTGATGGTGATGACGTAACTTATCGTAATATTATAGCACGGACTCCGTTTGACTTGGGACTGTGGGCTGGCACTGCCGTGGACTATCTGGCTAAAGGAGAATATACTACTGGCTCATTAGATGTGCTTTCGGCATTGTTTTATCAATATTCTTCGAAAATCAACACATATATTACTGGTAGTAATGGAATAGCAGCAAATCAAACTATCGGCACTAAAGCAGCAGAAGGGTTTTACATTGGGGAGCGGTTTTCTATTGACACCACTAATGGTGCGATGCGGTTTTCAGGGAGCATAGGAGAAATACTTATTTTCGAGAAGGCTTTGAATCCTGATGAATATTTATTAGCTACGAGTTATTTAGCCAATAAGTGGAAAATATTTAAAGATGATAATATTGCTTCTGTTCTAGAGCCTGATGGAACTGCTTTTTCGACTACATTTGATATATTAGCATGAAACAAAAAGATTTAAATAAAGTAGCTCAGATTGAAAAAGCAATTGCTAAAAAGTTTGGACAAGAAGCAATTGTTAATCCCAAGTCTGGATGGACAGATGAAAAAGAGCAAGAATATTTGCAGCAGTTAAAAGAATTTTATTACAAACAACGACAAAAAGCGGATAATGGTGAGAAAATAGATGAAGAAGGCTTTTTATTGGATAAAAATCTAATTAGTAAAGAAAGCAAAAGAGTATGCCCTATTTGCCATGATTATTCTTTTGATTTGAGAGATGATCTTTATATGAATAAATTTGAATGTTGCCGCACGTGCCATATTCAATGGGTAGAAGATAGAGAAGAAAGATGGTTAAACGGCTGGAGACCTAATAATGAGAAGAAAGAATAAAAAAAGAATCGACCCTCGCTACTTTTTACATGAGACAGTTTTGCGCGAAAATGAAGAAAAACTTATAGCAGCCTTGAGAGATATCTATGACCGCGCTGACCGACTAGAAGCACCACATGTTGAAGTATTAAGGGGTTTTAATGATATGGCGCCTAACTATCCGGATATTTTAACACCAGAAGAACATGCATATATTCAAACACAGCTTGATGCAATAATTAATTATCAAGGAGCAAAGGAAGCGCATCGCCCTGGTCGACCTGATCCTGATCAGGCAAGTGCAGAGCGCGCAGCTAAAGAACTAAAAACAGCAATAGGAGCAAAATTAAATGGCTACAGTATATGATATAGTAAAAGGAATCAATCAAGCAGCTGCAAATGCGTATGATGGTTCGCATGATTCAAGATTTGTTGTAGATGGCGAGGACAAGACTGCTGGTCTCAAAAGAGAGAAAGGTTGTCCTATTAATGATTCTAGAGTAATGGATGGTTTCAATGTTCGAATGAGTGGTCCAAAGCTTATTGTATCATATCAGTCAGAGATGCCCATGGCTGCTTTCCACAATACAAAACTCGATCAAGAGCTTGAGGAGACATATGCCGATATTGCAAAGTTTTTGAAGAAAGAATACAAGAAAGTCACCAGTGATACACTCTCGCTCAAAGAAGACGGTCCCTGTGACTTTATTCTGCAAAACATGTCTAATCTACGTACTTGGGTGCAAGCAACAAAGGTTTATACTGTAGGAAACTTGAAAGACGTTATTCCAGTGGGTGAGCCTTCTGAAGACCGCCTAGAAGATAATTTTCGTAAGTTTCTTGAGTTAAGCACTGACAAGAAGCCACAAAATGTAACCAGAAAAAATGATTAATGACCTACAAACTTACCAAAGAAAAGATAGTCAAAGAGATCGTCAAATCTGGTAAAAACCCAGTCTATTTTATCAATACCTACGCTAAAATCCCTCACCCTGGCAAAGGTCTGATTCCATTTAAAACATATGATTTTCAAGGTGATTTGGTAGATAGTCTTGCTCTTCATCGATTTATTGTAGTTCTAAAAGCAAGACAGCTGGGAATATCAACAATTACAGCAGCTTATATTGCGTGGCTGGTATTGTTTCATCGCGATAAAAATGTTCTTATTGTTGCAACCAAACTCTCCACAGCAGCCAACCTAGTGAGAAAAGTAAAAATAATTTTAAAAAACCTCCCAGAATGGATACGTATAGCTGATTTTGCTGTAGATAATAAAAACAGCATTGAGTTAGACAACGGAAGTCAAGTTAAGGCTTCATCTACTTCTGGTGATGCTGGTCGTTCAGAGGCGCTGTCTCTTCTCGTTATTGATGAGGCTGCGCATATCGATGGTCTAGATGACCTATGGACCGGTCTTTACCCTACAATTTCTACTGGTGGACGATGTATTGCAATATCAACTCCAAATGGTGTTGGTGATTGGTTCCATGAAATTTATGTGGGCGCCGAAAGCGGAGACAATGAATTCTTTCCAGTAAGCTTATCATGGGATGCGCATCCAGATAGAGACAAAAAATGGTTTGAGACAGAAACAAAAAACATGAGCAAAAGACAAATTGCTCAAGAGTATGAATGCAATTTTAATACTTCTGGTGATACAGTTATTCACCCAAATGATATTATGCGTATTAAAGGAATGATTAGAGAACCCGTGTATCGTGTAGGGTTTGATAGAAATACTTGGATTTGGGAAGAACCTAATGATGAAAATAAATATTTATTGGTTGCTGATGTGGCAAGAGGTGACGGTGCTGACTCTAGCACATTTCATGTTTTCAAACTAGAAACAATGGAAATAATCTGTGAATACAAAGGAAAGCCATCACCTGATATTTTTGCTGAAATAATTAATACAACTGGGTTACAATATAATACCGCTATGGTTGTAATAGAAAATAATTCTGTGGGATATCATGTATTAGATAAGCTAAAAGACAAAGCATATCCAAACGTGTATCATTCTAAAAAAGGAACACATCAATATGTTGAGCAATACGCAGCAGAGGGCAATTCATCCGTTGTTCCTGGCTTCACCACTTCTCACAAGACTCGACCATTGATTATTGCTAAGTTTGAAGAGTTCATAAGAAACAAAGTTCTTACTATTTATTCTAAGCGATTAGCAAATGAATTAGATACTTTTATTTGGAAGAATGGAAGACCAGAAGCACAACGAAGTTACAATGATGATTTAGTCATGGCTGCTTCTATTGGATGTTGGGTGAGAGATACAGCAATTATCGAAAATAAACGGGATATTGAATATAAAAAAGCTTTTTTAAATGCTATGATATCCACAAAGACAACCCTAGATACTCGCGCGCCAGGTCAAACAAAACCTAATATGCGCGATAGAATGTTTGATGAGCGTAGAAAAATGAAAGAATTTGCTTGGATATTTAAGGGATAATATATGGCTAACGACAACAACACTAAGAATGCTGAGTCACCACTGTTTAAAAGACTAACACGCCTTTTTTCAGGTCCAATAATTAATTATAGGTCACAGAATACTAGACAACTTAGAAGACGACGCTTAGATAAATACGCAAGAACCTTTAAAGATGTGGCAGGACAAAAGTTTGAACGGGCTGGTTACAACCCATTAGATAATTTTAGTTCATACAACATGGACACTCAAAGTCGTCTTACTCGATATTCAGACTTTGAACAAATGGAATATATGCCAGAGCTAGCGTCAGCATTGGATATATATGCTGACGAGATGACTACTTTCAATGTATATAATAGAATGCTTCGAATCCAATGTCCTGATGAGGAAATCAAGCAGCTTTTAGAAACTCTATATTATAAAGTACTTAATATAGAGTTTAATCTTTTTGGGTGGTCTAGAACCATGTGTAAATATGGAGACTTTTATCTTTATCTAGACATTGACGCAGAGATGGGAATTACGAACGCTATTGGTCTTCCTTCACGGGATATAGAAAGACTAGAGGGACAAGACAAAAACAATCCCAATTATATTCAGTATCAGTGGAACAGTGCAGGTATTACATTCGAGAATTGGCAGGTTGCACAGTTTAGAATTTTAGGAAATGATAAATTTGCACCATATGGTACCTCGGTGTTAGACGCCGCTCGTCGTATCTGGAGACAATTAACTCTATTAGAAGATGCAATGATGGCATATCGTATCGTGCGTTCTCCCGAGAGAAGAGTGTTTTATGTGGATGTAGGTAACATCCCTTCTCAGGATGTTGAGCAATTCATGCAACGGTTCATCACTTCTATGAAACGTAACCAAATTGTAGACCCAGACACTGGTAGGGTTGACTTACGTTATAATCCAATGTCCGTCGAAGAAGACTATTTTATTCCCACCCGAGGTGATTCCAAAACTGAAATAACTTCTCTTCCCGGCGGCACTTTTACTGGTGACATTGATGATGTTAAGTATCTTCGTGATAAGTTATTTGCTGCTATTAAAATCCCTCAATCTTATATGATTAGAGGAGAGGGCGGCGAAGAAGATAAAGGTGCATTAGCTCAAAAGGATATTCGTTTTGCTCGTACAGTCCAACGCTTACAACGTTCAGTCGTAACTGAATTAGAAAAGATTGGTATTATTCATCTTTATACGTTGGGCTTTCGCGGTGATGACCTTATTAGTTTTAATCTAAGGTTAAACAATCCATCTAAGATTTCAGAACTTCAAGAGTTGGAAACTTGGGATAAGAAGTTTGCTGTGGCTAGCGCTGCTACAGAGGGATACTTTTCAAAGCGATGGATATCTCATAACCTATTTGATATTTCGGATGAAGAGTTCTTGCGTAATCAACGTGAAATCTTTTATGATAGGAGAATTGCTACACAATTGGATCAAGTGGCTGAAGAGGAAGCTGGAACTGCCATGGGCGGCGGCGGACTCGGCGGTGACCTTGGAGGAGAAGAAGGAGGTCTAGGCGGCGAGCTTGGCGGTGACCTCGGCGGCGGCGAGCTTGGCGGTGACCTTGGAGGTGGTGAAGATCTAGGAGGTGACCTGGGCGGCGGTGAAGAACCAGCTGGCGAAGATGAAGTTCTTTTAGCTGAGCCTGGAGGTGAAGCTGGTAAACGTGATGACAAGCGAGGCTGGAATAAACCAGATGTTTGGATGGACAAAGAAGGAAATACTACAACGCGAGATTCAAAACATAAAATGTATCGCCCAGTTACGCCAAATCAAGATAAACGTAAAAACCATGGTCCTCGATCGCGACAAATGAAATCACTAGGCAGTCATGAAATGGCTAGAATGCCTTCTCGTCAAATGAGAATGAACTTACCGTCGAGCGCAAAAGAATTACTAGGACTGGGTAAAGGTATATTTGAGAGTAAAACAACTAATTATGAGAAAGAAGAAAAAGAAATCTTTGGTGTTAAAGAAGAAATAAAAAAGATATTTGAGGATTTGGAGCGAATTTGATGGCTAAACATAACAAAAAAAGAAATACCGCTTTTATATATGAAGTGTTAATTAGAGAAATCATAAAACAAACCATTAATCAAAACAAAGAGAAAAGAAATATTGCAATTGGTGTTATCAAAGAGATATTTAAAAAGGGTACTGTTTTACGGCAGGAACTAAATCTTTATAAAACTTTATTGGAAACTAAAGATTTAGACCCAAGAGTAGCTGAAAAATTAATGTTTGAGGTTTCTAAACGACACAAGCGAATTGACCCCGAGCAGGTATTCAAAGAGCAAAGTTACGCTATCTCGGTAATTAATAAAAGCATATCAAAGGGCGTGTTCAACAATTATGTTCCTCATTATAAAAGCTTAGCTACAATCGCACAAATATTTGGTGACGTAACGAAGCCAAAAACAAAAGTTCTATTAGAGATGAAAATAATCAACAAGTTGTCATCTAAAAATATTAAAAAAGAACAAGAACTAAAAACTTCCTCTTTAATAGTAAAGTCGTTTATCAAACGATTTAATGACACGTATGGAGAATTATTAAAAGAACAAAAAGAACTTCTTTCTCAGTATGTTTCCTCCTTTCAGGACAATGGCACTGAATTCAAATTTTATATGAATGAAGAGATTGGCAGACTTAAAACAACCATCAGTAGGTCTTATGAGTTGGAAGAAATACAAAAAGACAAGGCTTTAAAAAACAAGCTTGAAGAAGTAGCTACAATGTTAAACGATTTTAATAAAAAGCCACTTAATAAAGAGAGCTTCCTGCAGGTATTAAAAATACAAAATTTAGCTAAAGAGTTGGAAAACTAATGGTAGATATTAAAGTTAATCCAATACCTAAGACTGTTACCATCAACATTGAGAAGCCTCAAGCAATTGTCCATCTAAAGGCAAGAAAAACTATTGCTGGTGATGTAATGATTTATGACCACCCCGATATTGATATTGTTGTATCACCAAGAGAAAATAAAGTATTCGCCATAGCTAAAAAAAATTATGGTGACCATGTATATGCAACCCAATCACGCTTGTTTAACTATCTTTCTCAAAAAGGTGTTGTCGACGCGTCTAAAATTAGAGGTGGTAATATCTTTGGCTCCCTAGAAGGACCGGTATTGGTCGCTGAAGAAGCACAAAAAGAAAAGGTTGATCCTTTGCAGATTGCTGTATATACAGTTGCTAAATTTCTTCAAGAAGAGGCGCCACATATTCGTGGTTATAAAGAATATGAAGAAGAATTTGATAAAGAATTGACAGACCCAGCTGAAGATGAAACCACGGAACTCGGAAAAATTCCGCATGAACCCCGCCAGGGCACAAACAATAGATACCCCGGCTCCACTGCAGCTTTTGGCTTAACTGGTTATCACGAGTAATAAATGGAATTATTATATTTTGTTTTGACTGCATATGGTTTGACGCAAATTATCGTGTGCGGTTCTATATTCAATAAAATTAGACCTTCAAAAGATTGGCTGTATGGATTTGGAAAGCTCTTTCATTGTCCCATGTGTATGGGCTTTTGGACTGGTCTGTTTTTATTTGGAATAAATGGATATACAGAACTATTTACCTTTGAATATATATTTGCTAACGCGCTTATTTTAGGATGGCTAAGTTCGGGAACTTGTTATTTATTAAGCGTGTTGGTTAATGATTTTGGATTAAAATTAAATCATAGGAGCGAAAATGAGTAATTTATGGACATCTAAATGGAAGCTTCAGCCTGTTCGTAGGTGTTGCAGTGGCTCTAATATCAAGCGGGTTGTGCCCGCTAAAAGGGAATACCAATGGCTAAACAACTTTTACGAGAATTCTTTGAGTTAAAATGCGACGAACGAGGTTGCCAAGATCTTTTGACCGAAGGTGAAAAGAAATGGATCAAGGAAGGGTTTACCATTTTTCCAGCTAAACTACAGCAATGTGATGTAAGAAATGGAAATGGAAGGTCATACCCACGTGATGTTTTAGAGCGAGAAATTGAGAATTATCAAAAGCTAGTAAGAGAAAATAGAGCAATTGGGGAATGTGACCATCCGGATGATTCAGTTATAAATCTTAAAAATGCCTCTCATATAATTACTCGTGTTTGGTGGGAAGGCGATTCTGTTCTTGGAACGATTAAAGTTTTAAAAACACCAGCAGGTAATATTCTTAAAGGTTTGTATGAAAGCGGAGTCTTATTTGGTTTTTCTTCCAGGGCGATGGGTTCGTTACAAGAAGGTCAAGACGACCATGGACCAATCCAAGTTGTACAAGACGACCTTCAACTTATCTGCTTCGATGCTGTTTCTGAACCTTCTTCTCCAGAAGCATATTATTTAGAGCCACATTACGATCAAGTTAAGTTAAACATTGCTGAAGACAGCAGGCATTTAAATAAGTTCTTCACCAAAAGTGATAAAATCAATCGAGCTTTAAACGAAGTTTTAAGGAAGACTAATAAATGAAAAAAACAAAATTTCTTGTTAAAACAACCAAATCAGAATTAGAACAAGTTATTAATGAAGGCATATGGGACAGTTTAAAGTATTATGTAGGCAAAATGGGTTCTTTGGAAAAGGGCGGCAAGCTTACCGGTAAAGATGAATATGTAGCGAAAGCCCGAGAACAGTTCGATAATACCCTTACTAAAGCGGCAAACGCGCAAGTTAAAAAGCTTGTAGATGAACTCAAAGGTGAGTTTCCTGAATTTCCCAATCAAAAAGATAAATGGGAATTTTTAAATGCCACAACCGCTATAGCTGCTTTTTATGATAGTCTTGCCGCCGCAGTCGATAAATACAACACTAAGCTCCCAGCCGAAGAGCAAGAAGAAGGAGCAATGGCTCCTGAAGTTGCCAATGGTATGGTGGAAGCATTACGTGAATACCTAAGAACACTATTAGATGTAGAACTATCCGATGTATATAAGCATTTTACAGAAGATGAAGACCTAGAAGGTGCATTATTAGAAGCCGATGATGAGGATTTACAAACACAAGCCGAAGATGGTCGCTCTGAGGCTGCGCGTGAAGGCGAAGAAGCAGCTGCTAATTTTACATTTAATGATATTCCTAATATAGAACCTCGTTTTTTACAGCGTGTTACAAAAGAATTAGACGGAATCCAACTTGTGGTGAGTCTTGTTGGCGCATCAGAAGAGCTTCAAAACGCTTTTTTGGAAGTAATAAGTACTGGGGCTGCAGAAATGATAAGAGAAGATATTGACGATATCGAGCGGCGCATGAAGACGGACGGAGAGCGCGCAGTGTATCACAACAGGAAAGTAACAAAGGCTCAGGCAGGAGTGGTTGAAATAATCAGAAAATTAGCATCCCGTGACAATATCATACTTCCCACCGGCGCCGGAACATCGACACCTGAACCAGAAAAAGCAGCTGATGTTGACACTCCAATTCCTCCTGATGTTAAAGGACCAACAAAGCCAACAACAACCGAACCAACTGAACCAGAAAAGCCAACTGAACCAGAAAAAACAACCGAGCCAACTGAACCAGAAGGTCCTGCACCTGAAGATGTTTTAAAAACCAAAGAAAAAAGTGGAACGTGGAAAAGCTTAGAAAGCAATCTTTTACCGGGAGCATTAGGTCTATTGGGCGGCGGATTTAGCGCAGCCCATATGGCTTTGGCACATATATATTCTGGACCACAAGCCGGTGAGATAGCAGAAGACATCTACAAATTAGAAAAACAAAATGCGCCCGATGAAGAATATGAAAAGCTGGTGCAACGTGCTATGCCAGATGTAGATTTAAAAGCCGATGGCGGTTATTTAAGAATGGTTACGCCACCAGGGGGTAATCCTGCAAACTTTGCGCAAAACATCGATCATTGGGCAGAAAAGACCGGTCGCGACCCATCAGAAGTTCTGCGAATGATTGCAGGTCAAAACCCCAATGCTGATTTTCCTTTAGAAATGAGCGACGATGCAGGACAAGTTTTATATGATTATTCTAAACAGTATCCAAATAAAATTTGGGGTGCTATTGGTAATTCTTCTACGCCTCCTTCATCACATTTTTTAAACTATGTTAAGAGTAATACGGATCTAGATCCTAAAATGGCGAGAGCTTTAGCACAGCCAGGGTCTATGTCTGGTAGTCCCCGAGCAGCTGCCACATTACTTGGTGTAGCCCCAGGCGGCTTATCAATCCCAGGCGTTGTTAAAGTAGTGGCACAAGTCCTTAAAAAACAAGGCGCAACCACGATTAAAAAAACCCTCGTAAAACAAGGCGCTGGTGGTATGGCTGCAGCATTAGGTGGCACCAAAGCTGGAGCAATTTTGGCAGGAAGCGGCATACTTGGAACACTAGGCATTGGTTTAGGCGCCGCAGCAGGAGCTATTAAACTTGTAAGAATGAAAGGCAAGAAGTCTTCACGCGCCCAAGTATTAAACGACTTGGAAGGCACACTAAAAGATTTTGAAGGCGGCGGCGTTTTAGAGCCACCGGTCGATCCAGATCCAGTTGATCCAGATCCGGTCGATCCAGATCCAGTTGATCCAGATCCAGTTGATCCAGATCCAGTTGATCCAGATCCGGTCGATCCAGATCCAGTTGATCCAGATCCGGTTTTACCTCCACCACCACCCAAACCCCCAGCGGACAACGTAACACGTCTTGGCTTGGCGCGTCTAGATGATGATGGTGTAAAGATTTATATTGGTACT